AGCCTCAGCGTTCTCTTCAGTCATCATTGCCTCAGATACCTACCAGATACGTGAGTACAGCAATGGCAACCTGGTGTCTCGCCAGGGCAGCATAGCGACTACCTCAGCCAGCACTTTGAAGTTTACAGCGACCACCCTGGCTGACATTACGTACCTAAACCGAGAGGACAAGGTACCTGTGTATATGGCCCAGGGAGGCACTCAGTTCGCCTCTTTGCCCCACTGGGATAGCAGCTGGAGGGCTGCCTCTCTAAGGGCCTATGGGGACTTCCTGTTGGCTCTAAACACCACTGAGAGTGGCACTGGGTACAGCACCAGAGTGCGCTGGTCCAACCCCGCTGTAGCTAACTCTGTCCCTGATTCTTGGGATGCATCTGATGCCACCAAGAGCGCAGGTTTCAATGACCTGGTCGAGATGAAGACCCCCATCCTAGACGGAGCGTCCCTGGGTACTAACTTTGTTATTTACTCCAGAGACCAGGTCTACCTGATGGAGTTCACAGGTGGGAACTTCATCTTTAACTTCAGGAAGCTGTTCTCAGATGTCGGTGTCATCAACCAGAACTGTGCCGTGGAAATCGAGGGTAGACACTTTGTTTTTGGTACTGATGACATCTATATACACGACACTCATAGCAAGCAAAGTATTGTCGATGAGAAAGTTAAGCAGTACATCTTCTCTAGCCTTAACACCGCCAAGACTGACAAGTGTTTTGTCCAGGCTAACCCCGCACTGGAGGAAGTATATTTTTGTTATGTGTCTGGCGATGACATGGCCGAGTACACCAGCGGTACAGAATGTAACCGAGCTGCCGTGTATAACTATAAGAATGGTACCTGGTCCTTTATGGACCTCCCCAATGTATCTGCAGCAGCCTCAGCGTCTATACCCACTGCGGCCACCTACGCCACAGTAGCGGATAGCTATGACACTTTTGGTGGTACCTACTTCAGCCAGGAGGCTGGGTACGACAGCCATATTGTTTTTGTAGGGAAGAGTAGCACCCCCGACGGCATTAGCTCACACAAGCTCTATGGCCTGGACCTCACCGGCAGCTCAAGCATGCTGTCTGCCCCCTACGACAGTGAGGCTAACAAGGCTCCCTTTGTCGAGCGCACAGGTATAGACCTGGACGAGATGATGCAACTATCGATGTATAAGGTGGTGTCTCGCATCTACCCCCAGGTCTCCACAGAATCCTCGAACATGCAGTTTCACTTTACCTTTGGTGCGGCAGACCTCCAGAACTCTGCGCCTACCTATGAGCCCCAGGTAACCTTTGACGCATCGTACCAACACAAGATTGATTCCCGAGCAGCTGGGCGATACCTGGCCTATCGCATGGATGTCCTGGACACCAAGAACTTTGATTTCTCAGGGTTTGATGCCGAGATAACCACCACAGGCAGGAGGTAGCGATGTCCCAGGTACCTACTGGCTATAAGCGTAAGCCTTTCCCCACGCTAGAGACTGGCGACAAAGGTATTAAGACCTTTGTGGTCGATGAGTTTCAGCGTTTAGAAAACATGCTGAGCAACACCAACCAGAACTCGAGGTCAACACGCACGGACCTGGAAGACCTTACAATTGTGACTACGGGTATTAACGCCAGCCTCGCTAATGCAGAAGCCTCTATCCAAAATGAGCAGACTGTAAGAGCAAGTGCAGATTCGGCACTGGCATCAGACATCACGACAATTACTGCCACGGTGACCCAGCAGGGCACAGACCTCACGGCAGCAGAGGCACAAATTGTTGCTGAGCAAACAGCTAGGGCCACTGCTGACACAGCGATAGCAAGCGACGTTACAACGCTTACTGCTACCGTCAATCAACAAGGTACAGACATAGCGGCTACTCAAGCTTCAGTTACCTCGGAGTCTACGGCTAGAGCTAATGCTGACTCAGCGATAGCCTCGGATGTCACCACCCTGACTGCCACAGTTAATCAACAAGGTACAGACATAGCGGCTACTCAAGCTTCAGTAACTTCGGAGTCTACTGCTAGGGCTAATGCTGACTCAGCGATAGCCTCCGATGTCACCACATTGACGGCTACAGTCAATCAGCAGGGTACTGACATAGCGGCTGCACAGTCCTCAATTACTAGTGAGCAGACTGCCAGAGCATCCGCAGACAGCGCCCTAGCAACTGACATTAATAACCTAACGGCCACAGTTAACTCTGGTGACGCGACTAACGCTGCCGCTATTGCCAGTGAGCAGACAGCAAGAGCGAATGCAGATACTGCACTAGCCTCAGACATAACGTCACTAACATCCACAGTTACAAGCAATAACACCACGCTTGCTGCTGCTGTGACTAGCGAAGCAACCGCCAGAGCGAATGCAGATACGGCTAACGCAGCAAGCATTAGTACTGTGTCTGCCAGTGTCACTACTGAAGCAACTGCAAGGGCTGCTGCGGATACTGCTGAAGCTAATGCAAGGATTGCTGCTGATAATACGATAACGGCTTCGGTGGCTACTGAGGCATCTGTTCGTGCAGCGGCAGACAACACCCTGCTTGCTAAGTATGGCGTGACCTTGAACTCAAACGGATATATCACTGGGTTCTCGCAAAATAACAATGGCACCAGCGGAACCTTCAAGATTCTCGCTGACAAGTTCACTATTATTGACCCTGCAGCAGCAGGCTCTGGTCTTCCAGGTACTCAAGTTTTCGACATCACTAATGGCGTGGTGACGATGTCTGCGGCGCGTATCGATAACCTCACAGTAGGCAATATCGTCGGTGTGGTTAACCAGACCTCGGCTTTCTCAGGAAGTGCCTCTAAAACCTTTGGGCCTAGTAGCGCAGGATACACAGAGCTGATGACTGTGGATTGCCCAGGTAACTCAGCAAAAAGCCACATACCTAGCATAAACATGGTGTTCGATGCGGCTTTTGCCACAGATACTGCCTATGTAAAGCTCGAATCAGCCACTGTCACTGGTGGGAGTGCAGGCTCTTATACAGAGGTACAGACACTACGCCATAAAACTTCAGCAGGCGGTAACTCCTGGACCACCATCCCTGTGGTCGGCAGTCTAAGCTCATCCACAACTTCCACTACTCGATTCCGTGTCAGCATCAAAATGTTTAGTGACAACGGAACTGGTACCACTAACCAATCTCGCAGCGGAACAGCGCATTGGTCTGGCACAACTACAGGTATCGTCTAATGTTTTATATACGCTTAGAAAATACCACTCCTTACGGAAGTCCACAGTTTCTCACGGATGAGCAGCTTGGACAGGTCGGTGGAACCTGGGTCGAATATGTGTTTTGCGGAGATGTAATAGACACTTTGATTCAGGGCTACCAAGACATCTATGACGCTGACCAGGAACGTGTCGTCCAGACAATTTATGACCTAGAAAACCCTAGAGACTTAATTGTAGAAAATGTGAGAGTTACTCGCAATGAGCTTCTAGCAGCTTCTGATTACACACAGATGCCTGATGTGACTTTCAATGCAGGTGTCAAAGAGTCCTGGGCAACCTACCGTCAATCCCTAAGAAATCTACCAGCCAACATACCCAGTGACATCGCCAGTCTGGGAGATGTTGTGTGGCCAACGCCACCCCCAGGGTAAGAGGTGCGACATGAGAGTACCTGTAATCCAATCACAGAATTTCGATGTCTTTTATGAATACCACGATGGTCTTACGTGGATTCACTGTAACGTCTTTAGTTACAACCGCCGTGTCAAGAAAGAACTTGAAATGGGCATTCGCCTGCTAATGGCATTGCGCGACACTCCGCTTATGTGCCTTCACGAGCTAGACGACATTAAGCATAAAAAATTTATCAAAATGCTGGGTTTCAAATACCAGCAAACCAATCTCTGTCACGACGGAACGATAAGAGACATATACATAAAAGAGGTCAATTAAAATGGGTGCAGCAGCAGCACAAGTCGCGGGGGCAGTTGTCGGAGGTATCGCTTCGAGAGGGGCAGCCAAGGACGCAAAAAGAGCTCAGGATGAAGCCAATGCCAACGCAATGGCTGGCTACAATTTCTCGCAGCCTTACATCAAAGATTCATACGATGCCGCAGGTAATTACCTGGACCAAGTGCAGAATACTGGCGCCTACATGGGCGAGACATATGCAGGCCCTAACCAATACCAAATGATGGGCAACCAGTACCTGGGCAACATGGGTCTCCAGGGCCGCCAGGGCGCTTTTGACATTGCCCAGCAAGGTCAGAACTTTGCCGCCAACTACGGTGACCTGTATAAGCAGTCGCAGCAGGACAACATTGCTGACAGCTATCAGTACGCCCAGGACAATAGCCAGGGACTGGTTAACTCAGCTATGCGTGATGACTTCCGCAACCTGACTGAAAATCAGCTGACGAGCAACAACATGAATGCCTCAGCAAGCGGCAACATGAACAGTAGCCGTGCAGGTATTGTCGACGCCAATCTAATGCGGGGATACAACGACCGTAAAGCTGACATGACAGCTAACATAGAAAATCGTTTGGCTGGTGACTTTATGAGTCAACGAAACCAACAGTTCAATGATGCTATGAGAGCCAATGCTGGCCTACAGCAGTCCTATGGCCAGGGTATTAATGCCATGAACTCATTCGGCAACATGATGAACACGGGCGGGGGCAATCTCCAAGGGTTCGACCAGGCACGGATGAACGACCAGCGTAACCGCTTCGAGCGTGACAGGGACTTTGGCCTGGACAACCAGATTAAATACCAGGGAGGCATTCTCAATAGAGCTGTGTACAACTCGCAGGCTACTACTCCTAACATGCACTCGCCCAACGCAGCAATGATGGGCGGTGCTATGCAGGGCGCTGGTATCGGTGGCAATTTATATGACCAAGCGAAAGGGGGGTAAATAATGGCTACACAACGCGGATATAACCAGCAGAATTATATGCCCAACTATTTTCCGACGGACTACACCAGTCCCCAGGGCATAAACCAGTTTTACGGAAATATTGAAGAGGCGGTGTATTACGGTCCTAATGGAGAGTTACGTCCAAAGTATCAGCAGATGCAAATAAGTGCAGCTCCTGGTGAACCAGTACTTTCTGCACCAGGTACAGCAAGTAATGCACCCCCGCCTCCGTCTCCCGTACTAGCCCAACAAGGTCCCGCACCAATCGTGGAAGGTGTCCCCCAGGCACCGATGAACCCGCAGGAAAGTGCCATATTTACAGCCGCGAACCCGCAGATTTATGACGACGACACTGAGGTAACGGCAAGCCGCAGAGACGGTACGCAGATGGGCCAGGCTAACAAAGGCAGTGGCTACCAAAAGATTGGCCTTAACGAGCGCCTGATTAGATTAGGCGGCGCCATGCAGGGTGCCAGTCACCTGGGCGGCAACGCTGCTATGGGTGCCTTTGGGCAAGAGTACGCCAATATCCAGAACTCTGACCGAGCTGGTTTGGCCGCCTATGAGAAAGCCCAGATGGACTACCAGTCTGCCTTGGCAAAAGCGCAGGGTGACGGTGGAGAAACTGCAGAGCTAAGTGCCCAGCTAGATAGCACCTACGCACAAATGCAGGCGGCACTTGATGGGTTTGACAGGTTTGAATCTGTGTCCGGTCCGATAGATAACATATTTACCTCAGCTCTGGATAGCTCTGGCATGTTGAACCCAGAAAGAGCTGCTTTCCGCGTCCAGCTCCAGAAACTTATTGTTGACGAAACTCTACTGCAAACAGCAAAAACCAAAGGCGCTATATCGGATAGCGAAATGGCTCTGTTTAAGTCTGGCGTTCCAAATATGGCGATGGATGAGGGTGTCTGGAAAGCTTGGATTGGTGCCCGAATGGAAAACATACGTGAAATGCAGGCGCGGATGCAAAGCGGTACCAGAGTAGACCCAGGAGCCGGTATCGGTTTCAAGAATGCCTACTCAATCACCGGGGCATCATCAAGCGACAGTGAATATACCCCCGAAGACGATGACGAACTGTTCAATTTCTAGTCAAGGAATACTGAAAAATGCAGAGAACACCGGAAGAGTACAAGGCGGCTTACCTACACCATAAGAACTCAGGTAACGCTGATAAAGCAGCACGAGTAGCGCAGCTCTACCGGCAGCAGTTAGCTGACCAGCCGAAAGATGGTGCATTTGGATATTCTGTTGACCAGGCTCAAAGAATGGCGGGTAAGGGTATTGAGGCTGCAGGTAGAGCTTTTAACTCTAAAGCCATAGCAGACTACGGAACAGGCGTCGTCAAACAACAAGACCGGGATATTGCTATTGGTCGGTACACGCCAAGTTACACTAAAAGTCTGCGAGAAACATACAACCAAGATGGCTTAGGCGCAGCAGCAGGATGGCTAGGAGAAAAGACAGCGGAAAATGCAGCCTCCGCAGGTACAGCTCTAGGCGGTGCAGCACTTACAGCACTGACGGCCCCAGCTTCCATGCCTTTAGCCGCAGTCATTGGCGGTGCTACCACACTTGGGTCTGCAGCAATGGGCGCTGGTGAGGCCGCTTTTGAACAAGAAGAAAAGACCGGCGACTACGATGCAAAGTTAGCCTCTGGTGTCGGTGTGCTAATCGGTATCCTAGATAAATTTGGTGCTGGAAAAGTAATACCTAAAGACCGTCTTATGAAAATGACGGCAGAGCAAATCAGTGCTGAATTAAGTAAAAAAGGCTTCGGAGAAGCTGCAAAAACAGTCCTCAAGAGAACTGGTTCGGAGGCACTAACTGAGACTGCTCAGGAAGGGCTATCAGTAGCTTCTGCAGCTGTAAGGGGCGGTGAGTACACTCCCGAGGAACTAGGCGATAGAGCTTTAGAGGCGGCTGCACTTGGTGGGACCACATCTTTGGCTGCTCAAGGTGGCATGGGTACCATCGGTGCAGCAACTAACCTGGTCCGAGGTAGTAACACAAGCTCAGCTCCTGCAGACCAGGAGGCCGCAGCCTCTTTTGCTCAGCGCCTGGCAGAGATAGCCGAGGCTAACGGCTATGACCTGCAGGACATCGACAAAATGTCTTCTCAGGGTGCTCGTGAGACTGTAGACAAAGCTCACATCCAGTACACAGAAGACCTCAAGCAGCTATTTGCAGATTTAAAGTCTAGGGTAGCTGTTACAGACCAGGACAGTCTTGAAGAGGTTGCACAGAAAGTTCTTGCAGCAGCGGCTTACCGAGAAGGCCGTAACAAAACCAAAAGTACTGTCGGTGTTCAAGAAATGTCAGCACTTGAATCTCTCGCAGGAGATACCAGAGAGGGCCAGCAGGCTTTATCTGTTCTACGCCAACTTAATCAATTGACGAAGCTCCACAATGATGGATATCAAGGTGGCGTCTCTGCAATTACAGACCAATTTGCCATAGCAGGGGGCGGTATTGGTTATGACAAAGGCGCTGTGGCGACAGAGCGTTTACTACGCCCGTTATTGTCGGGTAGTGCTGCATTAAGCACTGGTGGTACCTCCCTTTTAGGTCAGGCGGCTGTTCAAGGAACTGGCCGCATGATTGATAAGATTACAGGGCGTCGTTCTGTCGTCGATAGATTTGTAAAACAGAACCAAGGTCAGCCTGGTATCCCTGGTAGTACAAGTCCAAGTCTGCGTGAAGAAAGTATTGCCGCAGAGCAAGCTGCAGCTCAAGAAGCAGAAGCCCTCCAGGCGCAGCAGGAAGCTCAGGCGCAAGAAGAAGCAAACCTGAACGAGTACGTCTTCAACCAGGGCGGTCTTCCGAACGACCAAAGTCCTGCAGGCACGATGTCATCGGTCTTGGGGATAGACCCTGAGCAAATGATGACGATGCTCGATGAAATTATTGCTACCGAGCCTAACCCTCAAATTGTTGACGCAGCTATTGCAGCTCAAGGCTCAATAGTTCAGGGAGGGCGTGTTCCAAATCTGAACCAGCTAATTTCCATGATGAAGCTGCGAGTCAACCCTGACCCGCAGTTCTGGATAGAGCGCGACCGCTCAGCTGGACAAGCAGCAGCTCAGAATAACTTGAGCCGCCAGGAACAAAACTACCAGCGCGGCATTGAGAACAACCAGGCGTTTAACCAGGAGCTGCAGAATGCAGTTGATGACGACGGTAGCATACCCCCGCTTAACAAGGCGTATCTCAAGTCGGCCCTGGCAGACCTAGCAAGAGACCTGGGCGCTCAGCCTCTCGACATGGTTAACTCCATTATTGAGAGAGCGGTGGAGAAAGGTGTTACCCAGGAACAGATGCAGTCGTACCTGGCACCGTACCTGGAGAGAGTACAGCAGCAGCAGGAAGCTAAGAACAGCCGTGACCAGGCAGCAGCTGAGGTCGATGCAGACCCAATCAGTGCAGCGCGTGTGGTACCTGTGCCATTTAACAATGTAGGTATGCAGGGCGCGTTTGGCGTAGACCAGCCCACACCTGGCGGTAACTTTATCGACCTGGACACTAAAGCAGACCTTACCGGCAACACCTACGCAGGTGGTTCTGTCAAAATTATTGATGGTAAGCCACTGCTTGAGACCAGTGACACCTCTACAGCTCCAGCTACAAAAGAAAGCGGTAACAAAGTTAAGGTTAACCTGTTTAAGAAGAAAGCAGGATGGTCCTGGGTAGACTACGATGGACCAGATACGATTGTATCGACAGAGCAAGGCGGTAAGCACCACTACAGCCTAAGCAGCGATTTCCAGACACCTGTGACTTTGCAGACATATCCGAAGCAGCCGTCTGAGCCACGCCTACGCCCCACCAGTCAGGGCAAAGTAGTCTTAGGTAACAAGATTGGCAGTATCTCCGTGCGAGGCAAAGTTCATCCTGTGTATGACCAGGTGACTATCGAGGATAAGCGTGGTGTAGACCCAATCAATGAAAACAAGACACCAGTGCT